GTTCATTTGATTATGACAAGGTTACAAAGAAAACCGTACGTAAAGAAGTAATAATTATTAAGAATTTAACATCGGATGGTGAAGAATTAGGAGATGTTACTCTTGTTAATTCTGGTGATGGGTATAATATAGGATATTAATGAAAGAAATAAACACATTTAGAAAATTCCTTACAGAAGAAGAAGAAGAAGGTAATAAAATACCTGAAGCAGCTTTAATTTTACCTAGAGGTGAAAAAATTATATTACAAGCAGAAGAACAAGATTATAAAAGAGGGTTAATTGTAGAATTAACAGATGAAGGAGGATATAAAATTAATTATTGGTATGGAGATGACGTAAAAGTTTATCCTGCAGAAGTTGAAGTAGACGGTGTGTCAATAAAAGACGATGCAAATGAAGTTTACATTAAATTCCATCCTGAATTAAAAGAAAACATAACAGAAGAATTTGATGAATTAGATGATCGTGATAAAGTAAAAGAGATAAAACAACTTCTTACAAAAATTGAAGACTTATCAAAAAATATAGATTTAGATAAATTTAAATATGATGGAGGTTTAGGTATAAAAGATGCAAGTTTAATTGATGCAATGAGACCGATTATAAGTAGATACCTTTAGAAAAATAAAAAATATGAAATGTAATTGTAAAATATGCAACTGTGAAAAGTCTTGTGACTGTTCCTGTTGCAATTGTTAATTTTCACAAAGAATTATATATTTATAATAAAATAAGTCGGTGAAATACCAGCTTTTTAATAATTAAAAAAAGACAGCAAACATTATGCCACACAAATCAGCAAACTCTTGGTTAAGTTTCTTAGTAAAAAGACCAGGACACCAATATTGGAATGCAAGAACACTTGATGCTAAAAATTTCGTAGATAGTTATGTATCTAAATATTTTCCAAAACAATCAATGGTCCCATTTACTATCCCAGATGCGGATGGTGTAATAGGGGCAGCAGTATGGTTAGCAGAATATGCTTCATGCGCTAACTCAACACAAAGAACATTAACAACAGATACAGCAGCAAATTATATCTCAAATTTAGGACTTACTAAAGATAGTGATTCATTTGATACTGTTATCTCAAATTTAAGTGCAGCAAATACATTAATATTGCAAGCAGGAACAGGTGTAAACTTTTATGGAGAACGTGGATTAGTACAAAGTCAAAGTATTAGACTAAGAATGAGAAGATTGAGTGCAACTACTGTTGATATTTACGTATTATAATAAAATAAAAAAAGAAAAAAATTATGACATATTCAAACTTACTATCCCCTGCACAAATGGCTGCTCAATTACGTCAGTTACCAGGACACAGATATTGGGATAATACAAAATTACAAGCAGACAGATTTTTATGGTCTTGGGTAAATAGAGTTGAACCAACTAGTTTTGGTGGTAACCAACAAGGTTTAATACCAGGAGCACTTGCTATATCAGCAGCTAATTTATTTAATGGGGCAGAAGCTAATAATGTAGCATATCACGCTCACTTAGGCCAAACACCAGCAGGTATTATTAGTGTAGCAATGCCTACAGTAGCAGCAATTATTGCAGCTACAGGACTAGTAGTAGGAGAGTATTTTGAATTTTCTTATACTAACTTATCTGCATTTGTTATTACAGTAACATCAACAGCAGGAGGTTTAGCAGAAGTTGGAGTAATGACAATTGCAGCAACTACAACAGCTAGATTCCGTGTTTACATAGGTTCAGCAACAACAGGATCATTAATCAGATTATAATTAAATTTAAATAAAAAACATAGCCATGGCAGGAACAAGAGGACAAGAATATAATGTAGCAGGATTATCTTCAACAACATCAAAAACATTTAGTGGTGGAGAAAGATTTATCTGGAACGCACAAAAAGCAAAAGTAAATGATATAGTATATAGTTATCAAAACATTGATACACCAATAAACTTTCAACCAGTACACGAAACATCTAATATAGCTTTTTCAGTTACACCAGCTGTAATTAAAAAGCAAATTATTGTAAGTACTCCAGCTTCATCTATTAATTTTACTTGTGCAAATGCAACGGTATTAATTGATGGGTTATTTGGAGGAACATCAGGAACGGCATCTCATGAATTATATGAAATGTATAAATTATACATCATAAACTTATCAGGAGCTAACGCTATAGCATTAGTAGGTAATACAGGAGTATCAGTATCAGGTAATGTTGTTGTATTAGCAGGAGATTCAGCAAGCTTTGATGTTACTTTAGCAACAGCAACTACAGTTAGTATATTAAGAGCCAGCTAAAAATAAAACATATAGTCAGATTCATAGCCTGGCGATTAAATTAAATTAAGAGATCTGTGGCCTCCATTTGGAGGTCACATTTTTTTTTCGTATATTGACGCATATAAATAAATACACATGGGTAAAAACATAGTAATAATTGGAGCGGGTGTAGCAGGTGTAAACGCTGCTACAAAATTAGTAGATAACAATTTTGATGGAAAAATAACTATTATTGATATGGGTAAAGATCCATATAAAAGACCATACGAAGAAGTAATGACAGGTTATTTAGGAGCTGGTGGTTGGTCTGATGGTAAATTAACTTATTCAACACAAATTGGAGGTCAACTATCTAAATATGTAGGTGAAGACAAAGCAATGGAGTTAATGAAACAAGTTGTTGATAATTTTACTAGATTTCACCCACACCCAGAGCAAATTATATTATCCAACCCAACAGAAGAACCTGATTTTATTAAACCCTATTTTGGTTTAAGGTTATTTCCTGTATGGCACATTGGTACTGATTATTTACATGAAATAGGTAAAAGTTGGTATGATTATTTAGTTAGTAAAGGTGTTAATTTTAGATGGGAAGAAAAAATCAGTGATATAGATTTCGATAAAAAAGAAGTATCTACTAACTGTTATACTATGTCTTATGATACATTAATATTTGGTGTAGGTAAATCAGGGATTGACTTTACTTCAGATATAATGGAAAAGTATAATTTACCAACTGAAGAAAAACCAGCACAAATTGGTGTTAGATTTGAAGCACCACAGAAACATTTTCAAAAATTAATTGATATAGCATATGATTTTAAATTGTATAGAAAAGATGATAAGGTTAGTTTAAGATCATTTTGTACAAATAATAATGCAGCATACGTAGCAGTTGAAGAAACATATGGAAATCACAGTTATAATGGACATGCTAAAAAAGGTGAAGAACATAGAAATGATATGACTAATTTTGGCATATTAATGGAAATTAAAGGTATTAAGGAACCATTTAAGTGGGCTAGAAAAGTAGTTCAAAAATTACAATCAAATGGTACAGGGTTATTTTATAGCCCAACTAGAGAACAATCAACTACATCAGAAGGCATAGAAGTATCAGCTACTAAAGTAGACAGATTACATGAAATTTCTAAAGCAATGCAACCCTATTTTCCATATGTGTTTGATTTTATTAATGATATGAAAAAAATATTTCCAACATTAAACGATGATTGGGGAATATATGTGCCTGAAGTTAAATATTTAGCTCCTGAACCATTAGTTAACTATAATAATCTATCATTAACTAAATACCCAAATGTTCACTTTGTAGGGGATGCCCTTTCTGCAAGAGGTATTTCAGTATCAGGAGCTCATGGTACACTAGTTGCTGAAGATATTTTGGAAAACCAATAAATATTACGTATATTATAGCATATGAAAAATAAAGAAACAGATTGGCCTAAAAGTCAAAAATTAACAAAAGCAGATGGGACTATAGCTTACCTTTGGGATGGTAAGTTACACAACTGGGAAGGGCCAGCTTTAATACCTGAGGGTAATGAAAAAAAGAGGGAATATTATTTATATGGAATACCTTATTCTCAAGAAGATCATAAAGAAGCAATTAGAAATCAAACGGGGTTGCCTTGGTATAAACAACCAGCACCTAAAGGTCAAAATCATAGAAATTAAAATATGAAAATAGGTTTATGTGGTACAATGAGTGTAGGTAAAACTACATTAGTAAATGCTTTAAAAGAATTAGAGCAATTTAAAGATTATAACTTTGCAACAGAGCGTAGTCAACATTTAATGTCCTTAGGTATTCCATTGAATACTGATTCAACTTTAAAAGGACAAACTGTGTTTTTAGCTGAACGTTGTGGTGAATTAATGCACGATAATATTATTACAGATAGAACAGTATTAGATGTTATGGCATTTACTTTAAATGCAAATTCAATACCTCATCAAGATAAAACGGCATTTGAAGAATATGCTAATGAATTTATTAGAGAGTATGATTATATATTTTACATATCACCTCATGGGTTAGAAATTGAAGATAATGGGGTTAGAGAAACAGATGAACATTATAGGGATTTAATTGATTTTACTATTACAACATTAATTAAAAGACATGGCCATAAAGCGGGATCAATAGATAAAATATCTGGATCTACAGATGAACGTATTCAACAAATATTAACTATTACAGGACTTTAACATATTTATAATAAAACCTAATAAAAATGAAGAAATCTGATTTAAAATCGTACATTAAAGAAAATATTATTGAAGCTCTATCTGAAAATGAAGATAGTAAAATTTCACCAGAAGATGTAAAATCCCAACAATCATATAATGCCGAACTTAAAAAAACAGTTGATCTACAAAAACAATTAGGTGAAGACGAAGATGCTGATGAAAAAGATGCTGTAAAAAATGCTAAAGCGGCTAGAGGTAAATTTAAAAAGTTAGATATAGCTGTTAAAGCTTTAAAAGATATTACTACTAATATGAAATCATTAGCTAGAAAATATAGCAAGGCAGATGGAGTTGAAAAAGAAAAAATTAAAGATGATTTAAAACAAAAAACATCTAAGAAAAAAGAATTAGAATCATTAGTTGCACAATTAGAAAAAGATGCTGTCTAAAGAAAGATTTATCACTTATGGGATAATATTACTTCTAAGTAGTGCATTAATTTATTTTGTGTTAATTGGAGATGAAAGTTATGTTGTAGATTATAATACTAAAATAGAAAAGTTAGAATTTAAAGTTGATTCTTTACATAGTATAAATGATAATTTAGTATTTAAAATTGATACATTAAATCAGCAAGTAGTAAAATTAGACAAGGAAATATATCAACAAGATAAAAAAATTGTCACTTTAAAATATAAAGTAAATGAAAAAGTTAATTCCGTTGATAGCTTTAATGATGATGAGCTTACAAAGTTTTTCACAGAACGTTATAGACAGTACTTTGATTCAATTAAAAAAACCAATAGTTCGTCTAGTAATTAAAGACTTAATAAAAGGAGATGGAAATAAAAATGAATTACTAATAGTCAGCAAAAAAATAGACTTATTAGAAAAAAAAGTTGTTATTAAAGATAGTGTTATAAATAAATTAAATGAAAGAGTTATAAATTTTGAAAGTATGTTAAATACCAAAACAAACCAAATAGCCCTATCACAGGAACTTTCTTTAAAACTCCAAACGGATTTAAAAAAGCAAAAAGTAAAAACCAAATTAATGTCTGGGGCTGGTATATTAGTTGCATTAGGTATTTTAGTATTGACAAAATAATATGGCTGATTTAAAAAAAATAATACGTCAAGAATATTTAAAATGTGCCCAGGACCCGGTGCATTTTATGCGTAAATACTGTTATATACAGCACCCACAACGTGGACGCATACAATTTAATCTATTCCCATTTCAAGAAAAGGTACTAACCTTATTTCAAGAAAACCCATATTCAATTATTTTAAAGTCTAGACAGCTAGGTATATCTACTTTGTCAGCAGGTTATTCTTTATGGATGATGACATTTCATAAAGATAAAAATATACTTTGTATAGCGACAAAACAAGAAACGGCTAAAAACATGGTTACAAAGGTAAAATTCATGTATGAAAATTTACCTTCCTGGCTTAAAATTGATGCCGCAGAGAATAATAAATTAAACCTCCGATTATCAAATGGATCTCAAATTAAAGCTACATCAGCATCAAGTGATGCAGGTAGATCTGAAGCAGTATCTTTGCTATTAATTGATGAGGCCGCATTTATTGATAATATTGGAGAAATTTGGGCATCAGCTCAACAAACACTAGCAACAGGTGGTGGTTGTATAGCATTATCTACACCTTATGGTACAGGTAATTGGTTTCACCAAACATGGACAAGAGCAGAAGCAAAGGAAAATCAATTTTTACCCATTAAATTACCTTGGTATGTACACCCTGAAAGAGATCAAGCGTGGAGAGATGTACAAGATGAATTATTAGGTGACCCTAGAATGGCTGCTCAAGAATGTGATTGTGATTTTAGTACTTCTGGTGATATTGTATTTTATAATGAATATATAGAATATTATGAAAAATCATTTGTAAAACCACCATTAGAAAGAAGAGGAGTTGATAAAAACTTATGGGTATGGGAAAATGCAGATTATACTAGAGACTATTTAGTAGTAGCAGATGTATCTAGAGGTGATGGAAAAGATTATTCTGCCTTTCATGTAATGGATGTTACTAACAATGTCCAAGTAGCAGAATACAAAGGACAATTAGGTACCAAAGAATTTGGACATTTATTAGTTGGTATAGCAACTGAATATAATGAAGCATTATTAGTAATAGAAAATGCTAACATAGGCTGGGCGTCAATACAAGTAGTAATAGATAGAAATTATCCTAATTTATATTACTCACAAAAGACAGAAGGAACTAATGTAAATTCCTATTTTGATAAATTCCAAGACCATTCAAAGATGGTAGCTGGTTTTACTATGTCTTCTAGAACAAGACCTATGATAATAGGTAAATTTCAAGAATATATTAGTGATAAAGGAGTAACTATACAATCTAAAAGATTAATTGAAGAAATGAAAACCTTTATTTGGCGTAATGGGAGACCAGAAGCTCAAACAGGGTATAACGATGATTTAGTCATGTCTTTTGGTATGGCTATGTATATTAGAGATACAGCTTTAAAATATAGACAAAGAGGTATTGATATACAAAAACAAACATTAAATCATATGACAGTCAACAGAACTCCTTATCAGGCGAGTTATGGCGTAGGTAACACGAAAATAAAAAATCCCTACCAAATGAACACACCTGAGGGCAATGAGGATATAAGTTGGTTATTATAACAATATTTATAAACGATAATTATACATTAATATGGCAGATAAAAGCGTATTTTCAAGACTAAGAAAATTATTTTCAACAGACGTAGTAGTACGAAATGTTGGGGGAAATCAAGTTAAAACTATAGATTCAGGACATATCCAGTCAAGTGGGGAATATGAAACTAATGCTTTAGTAGACAGATTTAACAAAGTATATTCTAGTGCCCCAACATCACTATTAGGTGCTCAGTTTAATTTAAATTTCCAATATTTAAGAACTACACTATACTCAGAATATGATGTAATGGATACAGATGCGATTATTGCTTCTGCTCTAGATATTATCGCTGATGAATCTACACTTAAAAATGATATGGGTGAGGTACTTCAAATTAGAAGTTCAAATGAAGATGTTCAAAAAATACTTTATAATTTATTTTACGATGTTTTAAATATTGAATTTAATCTATGGATGTGGGTTAGACAGATGTGTAAATACGGTGATTTTTTCTTAAAGTTAGAAATAGCAGAAAAATTTGGTGTTTATAACGTTATTCCTTATACAGCATACCATATTGAAAGATTAGAAGGAAATAATCCAGACAACCCAGCTGAAGTATTGTATAAATGGAATCCTGATGGTTTTGCAGGTAGTTCTTATGGTTACTATAATGTACCAAACCAAGGTGCAGATAATAGCCCAGGTATTACTTATGAAAATTATGAAATGGCCCATTTTAGAATGGTTGCTGATGTTAATTATCTTCCTTATGGTAGATCATATATTGAACCAGCAAGAAAATTATATAAACAATACGCATTAATGGAAGACGCGATGTTAATTCATAGAATTGCACGTGCCCCAGAAAAAAGAGTATTTTATGTAAATGTTGGTTCTATACCTCCAAATGAAATAGAAGCATTTATGCAACAAACTATTTCAAGTATGAAACGTACTCCTATGATGGATGAAAAAACAGGTGAATATAACCTGAAGTACAACATGCAGAATATGCTTGAAGATTTTTATATACCAGTTAGAGGTAACGACAATGCAACTAAAATTGACACTACACCAGGTTTATCATATGATGGTATTCAAGATGTTGAGTATTTAAGAGATAAATTATTTGCTGCCTTAAAAATTCCAAAAGCATTTTTAGGTTATGATGAAAATATAGAAGGAAAAGCTACATTAGCGGCCGAAGATATTAGATTTGCTCGTACTATTGATAGAATACAAAGAATACTACTATCAGAATTAAATAAAATAGCATTAGTTCATTTATATACTCAGGGTTATACTGATGAGTCATTAACAAATTTTGAATTATCAATGACTACTCCATCAATTATATTTGAACAGGAGAAAGTTGAATTAATGAAATCAAAATCTGAACTAGCTGGTAGTTTACTAGAACAAGGTTTAGTACCATCAGATTGGATTTATCATAATGTATATCAATTTAGCGAAGATCAATACGATGAATACAGAGATTTAGTTAGAGAAGATGCTAAGCGTAAATTTAGAGTTGACCAAATTAAAGAAGAAGGTAATGACCCAGTATCAACTGGCAAATCATATGGTACACCTCATGATTTAGCTTCATTATATGGAATGGGAAGAACACAATCTGACCCAGCGAATTTGCCTGATGGCTATGCTGATGATTTAGATAAAGGTAGACCTAAAGATTCTATATCCAATAAGGGTAAACAAAATAGTAACTTTGGTAAAGATCCATTAGGTACTAAACGAATGAAAGATACAGACAAGAACGAAGGCAGTGGCATGTCTAACTTAAGAGAATCCACAAGTGCACAAATAACTTACTTAAAAAATAAAGACATATTTAACTCTTTAAGTAAGAAAAAACTAATTTTTGAAGAAGATAAAAATACTTCATCGTTACTTGATGAATCTCAACTAAAAGACTAATATTTATAAATAAATATATTTTTGATGAAAATAAAACACTCAAAGTATAAAAATACTGGCATATTATTTGAACTGCTAGTAAGGCAAATAACAGCCGATACTTTAAAAGGCGTAGACTCACCGGCAATTAACCTCTTAAAAGAAAACTTTGTAAAAAGTGAACTTGGACGTGAATACAAATTATATGAGTCCGTTTTAAAATCTAAAGTACTAAGTGAAGGTAGAGCTAACTTACTGTTATCTACTATTTTAGAAAACTCTGCAAAACTAAACAGAACAGTACTAAAAAAACAAAAATATAACTTAATCAATGAGATTAAGAAATATTATAATTTAGAATCATTTTTTGGTTCTAAAATAAATAACTATAAAGAAATAGGTTCTATCTATACTTTAATAGAAAGTTATAATAATAAACAAATAACTGATATAGACCAAATTAATAAGAATAAAATAACCTTATTAGAACATTTGACTAAACAGATAACCCCTAAAGATAATACAGATAAACTTTTAAATGAATTTTCTGAGTATGATAAAGATATTAGATCATTAACCCATAGAATATTATTAGAGAAATTTAATGATAAATATGATGGTTTAAGTATTGATCAAAAACAAGTACTTAAGGAATTTATTAATTCTGTGGATTCAACTCCTAGTTTAAGAAATTTTTATAATTCTAAAATTAAAGAATTACATTTATTATTAAAAGAAACGGGAAATAATATTAAAGATAAAGCTATACAAATTAAAGTACAAGAAGTTTCAAAATTACTAGTTGAATTAGATAAAACTGATAAAGTAGACAGTGATAATCTAGTTGACTTACTTCAATATTATGAATTAATTCAAGAAATTAAAATAGCGAATGGCGTACAAATATAAAGTTAAAGAAGCAGAGTCTAGATTTAAACTAGGTGACGTTAAAGTAGACAATGGAACTAAATCCACTATAACTAATATAGACCCAAATACTGGTGCTATATCTTGGTCTATTGATTATGTACCTAATATAGACAAATTAGTCGAAGATGTTGATCAGTTAACAGCAACTGCTAAAGGAGTATATCAAAAAGCTAAAGATGATAAGAAGTTCTTAGATATCTATGAGCAAGCTAGATCTTTAAGAAATACTATTCGTACTCATGTCAGAAATAACTATCCAGATGCCTATAAAAAAGCAATGAGAGAAGGGGATGTAGACGAAACATCCATGTCAGGTGCAGCTGGTTCTTATTTAACACCATACGCATTTAGTAAAAATAAAAAATCAAAGGGAACAGATAACGATTCTGCATACACTTCTATTGGGTACAAAGCAGTAAAAGAAAAAGCAGAAAATATTATTAGAAAAAAGTTTGGAAAAGTTCCAAAAGCAAAAAAAGTAACATCTAAACAAAAAATGAAATTGCCCTCAGGTATGGTAAGTTCATTTGGAGTATCTGAAGGTAAAGAAAATCCTGGTGCTACTTTAGGACCTGGTCCTGCAGCAAGTGAAGATGGAGTAAATGATAATTATTTAGTAAAAGCATTTAAATACCAACTAGTTCCAAAAAATAAAAACGGTACTTACGTACAAAAAGGATCATCTATGCCAGTTCGTAAACTTTGGGGATAGGGCTAATATTTATAATATGAAGTACAGAATAGTTAAAGAAGAAACTGAAGCATCTAAATATCAAGAAGCACGTATTAACGCATTTGATGATTTAGAAGCAAGATTAGATATTGTAAAAAAAGAATTGCGTCAAGCAAAAATAGAAACAATAAAAGTATACAGAGAACAGCCAGATTCTTACACTGTAGTTAAACCTACAGATTTAATTGGCGATTTTATAAAAGACATAGAAACACTATTAGGAAAATAATATGAAAACACTACAAGAACAATACAATTTAATTAAAGAAGGAAAAGGCGCAAAAGATGTATTCCTTAAAGAAGCAAAGCTTCAATACCCTTCGATGATTAATAATGCAGCTAACTTTACACAAGCAGCTAACATTTTAAAAAGAAGAAGTGTAATCCAAGAAAATTATGTAGATTTAAAACCTATTAGTTCATGGGAAGCTCCGGCTAAACCAACTTGGGAGTCTAAATTTAATTCTTTCTTAAATGAAGCTGGAGATAAATCATTAAATCCTATTGTTAATAACGATATGAAATTTAATACTAAGGAACAAGATGAAAAAATATCAGCTGATCCTAAGTTAAAATTTGAAATGAAAAATGGTAGTGCTGGTTCTTATAAAGTATCAGACTCAGTTGAAAATATAGAATCACATAATTATGATTATTCTCCTATTGTAGATAACATTAATAATGTTAATGGACAAGAAATGTTAAATGGGGTTTATGTTGAAACTAAATACAACCCAGAATTAACATTAGAAGAAGCACAAGCTTTAGCTGTTAAAAACTTAGCAAAAGATCCATTACATTATGTAAAAAATGGAATGTTTGGTGTTAAAGATTTAGGATATCAAGAACCAGCAATGCAAGAAAATGATGGTAAGACTTATGGTGGTAGTGGATTTAGTGATAAATTAAAAGATTCTACTAATAATTGGGCTGTAGTAAAAGAATCAATTCAAAACATAGTAAAAGAAAATATAGCAGTAGGTAAAGGAAATCCAAATTCATTAGCTTCATTATCAGGTGATGTTATTAAGCAAATGATGAACGAATCAGGATTACAATGGACAGCTGTAAAAGAAAGAGAACCTGTAGCAGAAGCAGAAAGCTTACAAGATTTTGAAACTGAAAAACCAATGGAACCTAAAGTAAAAGAAAGTGCCGTTGATAAAGCAGTAGATGCTTCTCAAGATAAAGCAGGTATGGAAGAAGAAGCAAGACCTGATTATCCAGATGTAGACGGAGATGGTGATACAAAAGAACCAATGGCTAAAGCAGCTAAAGATAAAAAAGCAATGAAAAAACCTAAAAAAGAATCAATTGATACTAAATTAGCCGAAATAGGAAAAGAAGCTGAAGAAGTTAAAATGGAAGCTCAATTAGACTTTTTACATGATCATATTCAAGAAAAAGTAGACAGAGTTAATTCAATAAATGAAGATGAAAATCTTAGTGAATTAATTGATAAGTCTAAAATGAAGATGATGCAGAAAGAAATAAAAGAACTAGAAAGAAAGCAAATGAAGATGGAGAAGATTTATGAAAAATCTTGTGGTAAAAAATATTCTAAAAAAGAAATGGTAGACGAAACTGATGAAGTTACTGAAGATTTCGATAGTGTAGTTGACAAAATAATGGATTCAGGTAAATCGAGAGAAGACGCTGAAAAAATAGCAGGATCAATTAACGCAAAATATGTAGGTAACTACAAATAAAATAAAGTTATACATGAAGACATTATTAATAGAAACGCATGCGTTTAAACCATCACCAAATCAACTAACAGAAAATATTTCTGATGACGGTAATTTAGTAGTTGAAGGAGTATTAGCAACCGCTGAAGTTAAAAATGGTAATGGTAGATATTATTCTAAAGGTCTTTGGGACAGAGAAATGGATAAATATTCTGAATTAATTGAGCAAAGACGTTCAATGGGAGAATTAGACCATCCTGAATCTTCAGTAGTAAATTTAAAAAATGTATCTCATTTAATATCTGAATATTGGTGGGATGGAGATAATGTAATGGGTAAAATAGAAGTTTTGCCTACACCTTCAGGAAATATACTTAAAGAATTAATTAAACATGGTGTTACCGTAGGTGTATCATCAAGAGGAATGGGTTCATTAGAACAACGAGGTGGAGTAATGGAAGTACAAGATGATTTCGAATTACTATGTTGGGATTTTGTTTCAACACCATCTAATCCAGGTTCATACATGCACACTATAAAAGAAGGAAAAGAAATGGTTAACTATGATTATAGTAAAGTTAATTCTTTAATACATGAAATCCTTTGTTCTAAGGGATCTTGTCCCATAGTGTAGTTTCTAAAAATACTCATATACGTATAACCGAATACATCATGAATATCTTATATGATGTCGATCTATAATTAATATCTATTACGATTCTTAATAATCGTATTTCACAAACAAAAATTTTGGGAATTATGGCAACAAACAGAGATTTGCTAAAAGAAGCCATTGCTGATGCTAAATCCGTTAGGGAAGTAGCAATCGCCAATGCAAAATTAGCTCTAGAAGAAGCTTTTACCCCACACCTTAAATCTATGCTATCTGCAAAGTTAGATGAGATGGATAAAAAGGATGAGGACGTAAAAGAATCTGAAGAGGAAGTAAAAGAAGCTGACGCTCCTAGTTGGAAAAGAAAAAATTCACCTGCTGGTGATTCTTTAGACCTTGCACCACGTAAAGTGGGTACATCAACTGTACAAGAGGAAGATAAAGATGAAGTAGATGAGGAAATTGATCTAGACGAACTATTAGCTGAACTTGAAGACTCTAAAAAGGGTAACAAAGAAGAGCAGAAAAAAATGGAAGGCGCTATCAGAGATGATAGAGACCACATTAAGAGTCTTGAAAAAGACCTCGCTGACGACGAAAGAAAATTAGCTAAATTAAAAGCTGATGAGAAAAAAGACGTTAACGAAAATGCTCGTACTGACGCTGAAGAAGAAGGCTACAAAGACGGTATGAAAGACGAGAAAGAAGACATGAAAGAAGATTCTCGTACAGATGCTGAGGAAGAAGGCTACAAAGACGGCGAAAAAGACGAAGAGGAAGACATGACTGACGGTATTGAAGATGAAGAAATTGATCTTGAAGATATGTCAGAAGACGACCTTAAAGGCTTTATTGAAGATGTAATCAAGGACATGGTTGCTGATGGTTCAATTGAACCAGGTGACGAATTCGAAGAAGAAGCAGAAATGGAAGACGCAATTGACATCGAAGATGTTGATGACGTAGACGTGGACATTGAAATCGACGAAGAAATGGACAAAGATGAAATGGATGAAGCTAAAAAAGATGAGTTAGACGAAGAAATGTCTAATCCAGTTCAAAGAAAAGGTGACGATGAGAAAAAGAACGGTAAGTTCAAAAAGGAATCTAAACCAGAAATGGAAACTGAAAAAATGCGTAAAATGGAAGAAGATTTAGAATCTGCTATTAATTCTGTAAATGAATTAAAAACAGAACTAAATGAAGTAAATCTATTAAACGCGAAATTACTTTATACTAATAAAATCTTTAAAGCTAAAAACTTGACAGAAAGTAAAAAAGTAAAAGTATTAAAGGCATTTGATAAGGCCAAGGATGTAAAAGCAGCTAAAACAATTTACACTACATTAAATGAAGGACTACTAGATAGTACTCCAATTAATAGAGTAAAAGGTTTAGCATCGAAAGCTAGTGGTTTAGAACCAAAAGCGACGTCAACAAAACAACCTATAATCGAATCAAATGACGTTTTTAACCGTATGCGTAAGCTTGCGGGACTAATTTAAAAATAACATTAACTAAAATTAAAACTATTTATTATGAGCTTAAATTCTCTATTAGAAAGTGCTAATCCGTATCACTCAGTACAGAGTGATGCTGCTAGATTAGCCACAAAATGGGAAAAAACAGGTCTTTTAGAAGGTTTAGATGGTTCCCATAAAAATAACATGGGTATTATTCTTGAAAACCAAGCTAAACAACTTGTTGTTGAATCTTCTCAAACAGGTGGAGGAAATGCATCTTCGGGTACATTTCAATCACAAACTGCTGTAAACGTTGGTGGTCAATGGGCAGGAGTTGCTTTACCATTAGTAAGAAAAGTATTTGGTCAAATCGCTGCAAAGGAATTTGTTTCGGTTCAACCAATGAACTTACCTTCTGGTCTTGTATTCTTCCTAGACTTCCAGTATGGAACAACAAAATCACCTTTTACTGCTGGTGATTCACTTTATGGAAACGGTAGCGTTGCTACAAATCCATTTGGTAACGATAGCGCAGGTGGATTATATGGATCTGGTAGATTCTCTTATTCTACACAAACAACTGCAAGTATAAAAGCTTCTGCTGCTGCTGCTACTGCATCTTGGGGTAACCTAGATTATGATTCAGATTATTCTGCATCAGTTGCTAACAACGAATATGTGTTAGTAACATTTAATACTGCAAGTTTAACAGGTACAGGTATTAACCCAGACGCTACTGCTGTAAAGTCATTCCAACTTTTCTCAGCATCAGCTGCTCCAATTCAAGTAAGCGCATTCAGTACAAGCCAAAACGGACAGATATCTTTCGTAGTATCTCGTTCTAACTGGGCTGTAGGTGGTGCTACAAATAATGGAACAATATCTTACTCATTACAACCAACTGATCAATACAGAGGTGACTTTGAAGCAGGTAATTCATTACCAAACGGAAACAACAACCTAACAGGTTCTTACTGTTGTCCAGCACAAACAATTCCAGAAATCAACGTACAGATGAAATCATCTGCAATCGTTGCTAAAACTAAGAAATTGAAAGCTGTATGGACGCCAGAATTTGCACAGGATTTAAATGCATATCATGCATTAGATGCTGAAGCTGAATTAACTTCAATCTTAAGCGAGTACATTTCATTAGAAATTGACTTAGAAATCTTAAGTATGTTGATTACTAATGCTGCTGCAGGAACTGAAGTATGGTCAGCTGTTAATAACACTTCAATTACCAATGCTGGTGTTGTAAGTGATTTAGGATTTTACAATTCTCAAGGACAATGGTTCCAAACATTAGGAACTAAAGTTCAAAAGTTAAGTAATATCATACACCAGAAAACTCTTAGAGGTGGTGCTAACTTTATGGTAGTTTCTCCGACAGTTGCTACAATAATTGAATCTATACCAGGATTTGCATCTGATTCAGATGGAGATGCTGCTAAAGCTTCTTATGCATTTGGTGTACAAAAAGTAGGTCAATTAAACGGAAGATACAAAGTTTACAAAAACCCTTACATGACTTCTAACATTATGTTATTAGGATTTAGAGGTGGACAATTCTTAGAAAGTGGTGCTGTATTTGCTCCATATATTCCATTAATTATGACTCCATTAGTATATGATCCAGACACGTTTGTGCCTAGAAAAGGTCTATTGACTAGATATGCTAAGAAAATGGTAAGACCAGAATTTTATGGTACTATCGAAATTTCAGGTTTAAACACTCTATAATAAGAGATTAAACTAGATTTTTATAAAATTAGAGGCGCTTTTGCGCCTCTTTTTTTTTGTTTATAATAATAAATAACCTTCCAATATTTATAACAAAACACTAATAATATGAATGTAGCAATTTGGCCAGGGTCATCATCATTCGCACCCGGTGCAACACCATTTGGTTTTTATGATGCACAACCAGACTTTGATTTGGATGCAGATAAAGTAGCTGATTTTTGTGCTAGGAGAATGGGTTACCCATTAGTTGATATTGAATTACAATCAGGATCGTTTTATACTGCTTTTGAAGAAGCAGTAACTACCTATGGAAATGAATTATATGCTTATAAAGTAAGAGATAATCAATTAACATTAGAAGGTTTAAAAACAGAATCAGGTCCTTTAAATGAAGCTATAATAACACCATCATTTGAACCAATAGTAAGACTTACAGAAATGTATGGTGCTGAAGCAGGGTCAGGTGGTAATGTTCCTTATTATTCAGGTTCATTTGGTTTAACTTCAAGTATACAAGATTATTCTTTCCAAACTTTTATGTCATCAAGTAAAATAACTAGTTCTTTAGGATCAGGTTTAAAAGCTTTTGGAGATTTTGGTATAGAAATTAAAAGAGTATTTTATCAAGAACCCCTACCAGCATCAGCTATATTGATGGATCCTTATAATGGATTTGGATTTGGAGGAGCTATTGCTGCTGGAATTGCAGGTGTAGGAGGATTTGGAGGAGGAGAAGGTTTCTTAATGATGCCTTTAAATTATGATTTACAAGTTATTCAATCTATTGATATGAATAGACAAGTTAGAAGAAGTAATTATAGTTTTGAAGTAAGAGATGATAAATTAAGAATATTCCCTATACCTAACTTTAGTGGAGGAAATGCAGATGGTTGTGAACGTAACATATGGTTTGAATATATTATTAGATCTGAAAGAATAGAAGGCTCAGTTAAAAAAGCAACCGAATTAGTAACAAATGTTTCAAATACCCCATACACAAATCCAAACTACGATCATATTAATTCAATTGGTAGGCAATGGATTTTTGAATACACTTTAGCATTATCTAAAGAAATGTTAGGGTATGTAAGAGGAAAATATAGCAGTATACCTATTCCGAATGCTGAAGTTAATCTAAATCAAGGTGATTTACTATCAGCAGCTACAGCAGAAAAAACAGCATTACTTGAAAGATTAAGAAATTATTTCGATGAAACATCAAGACAAGCATTATTAAATCGTAGAGCATCAGAAGCTGAATCTAAAATGATAGAGTTGCAACAAGTGCCTTACACAATCTATGTAGCATAATATGGCAATGTTTACCACACAGAGAGATATGTCTCTGGTTAGAAAATTAAACAGGGAATTGATGGGTAATATTATTACTCAACAATGTTCTTTATATCAATTTAAATTAGAAGAAACTAAGGTTAATTTATATGGAGAAGCAGATGCAGAAAAATTTTATGACGGTCCCTTTATATTTAATGTTTTAATAAACAGGGAAAATGAACAATATGTTGATAATATAGAAGGTGTTCAATTTGGACAAGGAATTGAATTTTATTTTCTTAGAGATGATTTAGTAGATGCAGATGTAGTACCTAGAGTAGGAGATATTGTTTTATATCAAGAAGGATATTACGGAGTACAAAGTACAGTAGCTAACCAATATTGGGGAGGTAAAAATCCATCATATCCAAATAATATTAATCCACTTAACCCTGGATTAGAAGGTTTTGGTAATAATTTATCAATATTAGTTTCAACATATTATATTCCTGCTGATAAAGTAGCAATTTCACCATATATAGAAAGAATGTAATGGCAAAACCTAGAAAACCCACACCTAAAACTCAAAAACAAATTGCAGTATCAAAACAAAAATCTTTTGATGGTATTGAAGACAGAGGTATTCTAACTAATCCTAATACGGCTGATGGGCATGAAAATGCTAATTACCAAGATACCGGGATAAGTTTTAATAGATCTGAAGAAATGAGTTTTAAAGATGATAAAACCAAACAATATTCTGTTGGTATACAAGACTTAGATGAAGCTGTGTTTTATTATTTTGAAAATGTAATTAAACCCTTTGTTACTCAAAACGGTAATAGAAGAGAAGTACCTATAATTTATGGTGCCCCTGAAAGATGGAAATCATTTCAACGTGATGGGTATTACAGAGATAAACAAGGTGCAATTATGTTACCTATTATTGTAATTAAAAGAGATACACTTACTAAAGATAGAACAGTAGCTAATAAATTAGATTCTAATCAACCTAATCTATACGGTACATGGTCTAAAACATACGGTGCAGATAATTTTTATGATAATTTCTCATTATTAAATAATAGAAAACCAGTTGACACTTACCATGTAGTAGCACAACCAGATTACGTAACATTAGAATATAGTTGTCTTATACAAACATATTATATGTCTCAGCTAAATAAAATTATTGAGGCATGTGAATACGCATCAGATTCATACTGGGGTAATCCAGAAAGATATAAATTTAGAGCATTTATCGATTCATTCGCAACAGCAACAGAACTAATAATGGGTCAGGATAGACTTGTTAAAGGTACTTTTAATATACGATTAAGGGGTTATATTATCCCCGATGTTATACAAAAAGATTTAAACGCAATGAAAAAATATAGTTCAAAAGCTAAAGTAACAATTTCAACAGAAACTGTAAGAGATATGAGAGATACTGACCCTTTAAGAAACCCAACAACAGACGGTAGGATAAGAGATTAATTTTAATAAATTTAAATATATTTATAATCAAACAAATACATTATGCCTAAAAAGTTATCAGAAAAAGAGTTACAATTATTAAGTAGTTATCAAACAAAAAATAATGATATAATATTTAGTTTAGGATCCATAGAATTAAATAAAATGGTTCAAAACGAAAAAAAAGAGGAGTTATTTAAAAATTTTAAAGAACTTCAAAAAGAACAAGACATTACTGCCAAAGAATTAGAAGAAAAATACGGCAGTGGAAACATAAATTTAACAAATGGTGAAATAAGTCCGATAGAATAGACTTTTGAGGAAATTTCTAATATTTATAACAAAATAATACTTTAATATATAATATAAAGCAATGGCAGAAACATTAATATCTCCAGGCGTATTGGCAAGAGAAAATGATCAATCATTTATCCAGCAAAACCCATTAAATTTCGGAGCAGCAATTATAGGACCAGCAGTAAAAGGCCCTGTAGAAATACCTACATTAGTTACTTCATTCAGTGAATACCAAGCAATATTTGGTCAAACTGTTGAAAGTGCATCTCTACAGTACTCTTACTTAACTTCTACCGCTGCTAACAATTATTTTAGACAAGGTGGAACTTCATTATTAGTAACAAGAGTTACTCATGGTGATTTCGCTCCTGCATTTACCTCAGGTAGTACTGCAGGGTCTGGAAATAGTGGTATCATGAATACTGAAACATCACAATCATTCCAAATTCAAACAATTTCTGAAGGAACTATAATGAACAATTATGCAGCTACAGACGCTGCACGTGGTACATTAGCATTAGGTACTGCAGATAATGTTAGATGGCAAATTGCTGGTGTTAATACAGGATCAGGTACTTTCTCTTTAATAGTAAGACAAGGTAATGATACTTCAAACTCACCATCAATTTTAGAAACATGGAATGATTTATCATTAGATCCATTCCAACCAAATTATATAGAAAGAGTAATAGGTAATAGTACTTTCTCAATTGCACAGGATGGAGTTGATTATTATGTTAAAACAACAGGTGATTATTTAAACAGAAGTAGATATATAACTGTAAAATCAGTATTAACTCCAACTCCAAATTTCTTTAATAATGCAGGTGGAATAAGTAGTGGTTCAGCAGGAACTTTATATTCAAAATTCATACCAGTAGCATCTTCAGGATCATTCACGGGAGCAACTGGATTAAACATATCAGCACCAATGTCGCCGGCTAAATTTAATAGCGCGATAATAGACACGAATATACAGGGATTAACGGCAACAGATTATTCAGCATCAATATCATTACTTAATAATAAAGATGATTATAATTTTAATGTTGTAGTTGCTCCAGGATTAATTGGAGATTCATCATTTACAAATTCATTAGTTCAAGTTAATTCATTAGTTGCTTTAGCAGAAAATAGACAAGATTGTATCACAGTAGTTGATCCGTCAGCATATGGCAAAACAGTATCACAAACAGTAGCAAGTGCTACCGCATTTGATTCAAGTTATGCTGCTGCGTATTGGCCGTGGTTACAAGCAATAGACCCTACTAGCGGCATGACCACTTGGTCTCCAGCTTCAGCGTTTATTCCAGGCGTATATTCATTTACAGACGCATCATCTGAGCCATGGTTCGCACCAGCAGGCTTAGTTAGAGGTGCTTTAGGAAATGTTATTAGAGCAGAACAAAGATTAACATCAGGACAAAGAGACACTTTATACAGTGGAAATGTGAATCCAATAGCAACTTTTCCAGCAGCTGGAGTAGTAGTATTTGGACAAAAAACATTACAACGTAGAGCAAGTGCATTAGACAGAGTAAATGTAAGAAGATTGTTAATAGCAGTTAAATCATTTATAGTACAAGTATCAGATAACTTAGTGTTTGAGCAAAATACAATTAGTACAAGAAATAACTTCTTGACACAAGTTAACCCATACTTAGAATCAGTACAACAAAGACAAGGTTTATTCGCGTTTAAAGTTGTAATGAACGAAACTAACAATACACCAGATGTTATTGATAGAAACGAATTAGTTGGTGCTATTTATTTACAACCAACTAAAACAGCAGAATTCATAATCCTAGATTTCAATGTATTACCAACAGGAGTTGATTTCCCTGCATAAAAACTAAAAAATAGAATATTTATAATAAAATAAATAATATAATAAAATGGCAGTATTAGACCCAAACGAAATATTTTTCACAGCTTTTGAACCTAAACAAAAGAATAGATTCATCATGTATGTAGATGGAATTCCTTCTTATCAAATTAAGGGAATAGGAGCTGTAACCCTAACTCAAGGAACAGTACCTTTAAACCATATAAACGTTCAAAGGTTTGTTAAAGGTAAAACAACTTGGGGAACAATTCAAATGACATTATTTGATCCAATTACTCCTAGTGGTGCTCAAGCATGTATGGAGTGGGTCAGATTACATCATGAATCAGTAACAGGTAGAGACGGATATAGTGATTTCTATAAAAAAGATTTAACTATGAACGTATTAGGACCTGTAGGTGATATCGTATCTGAATGGATTATTAAAGGAGCTTTAATTACTGAAGCTAACTTTGGAGATTTTAATTGGGATACTGAAAATGCTGCACAAGAAATACAATTAACAGTACAACCAGATTACTGTGTATTAAATTTCTAAAATAAATTAACATATTTTTTAAAATAGGTTGGCTTCGGTCAACCTTTTTTGTATATTGCATATGTATTAACGAACAAAACGTTTTAATTAAATAAAGATTATGAGTGAATTTAAATTCCCAACCGAAATAGTAGAGTTACCCTCTAAAGGATTTATTTATCCTAAAGATAATCCATTATCAAGTGGTAAAGTAGAAGTAAAATATATGACTGCTAGAGAAGAAGATATCTTAACTAACCAATCATACATCTCTAAAGGAACAGTATTAGACAAATTATTAGAATCCGTTATTATTTCTAAAATAGATTTAGATGATCTAATTGTAGGGGATAAAAACGCATTATTAATTGCTACTCGTATTTTAGGATATGGTAAAGATTATGAAGTAGAAATAAAAGGTAAAATTGAAAATATTGATTTAAGCCAACTAGAAAATAGTCCTTTTGATACTTCATTAATATCCCAAGGGGTAAATGAATTTGAATTCTTACTCCCCCACAGTAAAACTCCTATTACCTTTAAAATATTAACGGCTAAAGATGAAAAAGGAGTTGAAAGTGAAGTTAAAGGTTTAAAAAGACTTAATAAAGATGCATCCCCTGAATTATCAACAAGGTTAAAACACATGATATGTTCAGTAAAAGGAGATACAGAAAAAAAAGCTATTAGAGAGTTTGTAGATAATTATTTATTAGCAAGAGATTCTAAAGCACTTAGAGATTATGTTAAAGTAGTACAACCTGATGTTGATCTTAATGTGACATTAGAAAGCGGTTCGGAGGTCCGCGTGCCTATTGGGCTTAGGTTTTTTTGGCCTGACGCTTAAACACGCACCTCAAATAAGAGTAAATTTATTTAGACAATTACATTCCTTAATTTTTCATAGTAAAGGAGCTTATGATTATTACACTATTTATAATATGCCTATATGGCTAAGAAAATTTACATTTTCAGAAATAGATAAATTTTATAAAGATGAACAGGATGCCCAAACTAAATCTCAATCAGGAGAGGGGCAATCTAATGTAATTGGTTCTGATGGTAAAGTTAATGCCCCTGCATTTTTAGGTAAAACCGGTTATAAATAAAATTTTTCTTCAATATTTATAATAAAATCCCTTAATGGCGACTGAACAGGAATTAAATAGAGCTAAAGAAATAGCGGCTATAGAAAAAGAAAGATTAGCAATAAAAAAAGAACAGAACACTTTAGATTCTGATTCTGTTGGTCTTGCTTCTTCTCTAGTTGACTCTATAAAAGAAATTCAAGGTATAAGTACTAAGAGATCAACTTTTGACTCTAATATACTTAAAGTCAATAAGGAAATTACCAAAGAATTATTATCTCAAAGAAGGGGACTTCAATCCATTGAAGCTATAGATAAACAATTAGCTAAGAATACTGATGTAATAGCTAAAGGTAAC